CGCCCAAATCGCACAAGAGACTACCAATTTTTTGACCGCACTATTAGTGAAATGTACACTGTGGGCGGCCTGGACATCTATGTTCACAAGTATCTGGGCCCACAAACTGGCGGCGAGGACTCTGCGGTGTCGGGCAACTATGATGTCACACAGCCCATTTATGACACGCAAAGCCCCTTGAACATTCAAGACTTGCTGTTGCTAGAAAACCGTGATAGAATCTATGATCCAGACATCTACGTCATGCGTGGTGTGTATCGTGTGCAGGATGTGGACTTTGACTTGACCCAGTTTGGATTGTTTCTGAACTCGGACACGCTGTTTGTGACCTTTCACTATAACGACATGATTGACACATTTGGTCGCAAGCTCATGAACGGCGATGTAATTGAAGTGCCAAATCTGAAAGATTACAACCCCCTAAACGCTGCTTTGCCCCTGGCCTTGCCCAGATACTATGTGATCCAGGATGCCAACTTTGCGTCTGAAGGCTTTAGCCAAACTTGGTTGCCACACTTGTGGCGTGTGAAAGCCACGCCGCTGACCAATGCACAAGAATACAACAGCATATTGGACAAGCCGTTTGTGGCTGAATATATTTGGGATCCAGGTGATTTTTATCCTGGTGGCAGCATTGTAAACTATGGCGATGTTTATTATCGAGCCATTAGAAATGTGCCTGCCGGCACAGACATTACAGACACCACTTACTGGTCTGAATATACTCCGCCTACAATCTCTGACATGCAGAGTACCAGGCCCAAAGATCAACAGATCAACGACGACATTCTTGCTCAGGCCAATGTGGAAGTTCCACTTAGCGGATATGACGTTGAAAAGTTTTATGTTGTGGCCACAACAGAAGATGGACAACCTGCCAATCCAACCAGTTTGAGCACCGTAGATGGCACCACAGTGGATGGCACACAAGGCGGCATGAATGTTACTCCACGGGCAGATGGCTACACAGCAGGGTATCTCACTGGTGATGGCAAAGCCCCTAACGGCTTGCCTGTTACGCCAGGTGTGAGTTTTCCTCCCAACCCTGTGGCTGGAGATTATTGCTTGCGATTGGACTACAAACCCAATAGACTGTTCCGTTACAATGGTCGCATGTGGATAAAGATTGAAGAAAAAGTGCGCACCAATTTGGACAATGGACCTGTCAATCAAACTCAACGCTCGGGCTTTGTGAACAATACATACACTACCAATACCACTGACTTGGGTGCTATACCACAGCGTCAGAGTTTGAGTCAGGCTCTCAAACCCAAAGCAGACAATGGTGACCAAGGCGGCTTCTTACCGCCCAATCCACCACCACCTTATTCAAGATAAACATGCAACAATTTTTTTATGACGCCCAAATACGCAGATTCCTGCTGCAATTTACTAGAATCTTTTCAGGATTCCAAATTGAGTACGGCAACGAAACTGACGGCGTAAACAAGGCCACCTTGTTACGTGTGCCTGTGCGGTATGGCGATTCCAGTCGCAATGCACAAACTATCATTCAAGAAAACTCTGCCAGTGCCCTGCCATCAACTCCACTGATGACTTTTTACATCAACAATCTTGAATACGATCGACCAAGAATACAAGACCCTACTTTTGTGGATAGATTCTCAGTGCGTCAACGCACATATGATACTGCTACAGAATCATATGAGACCACACAAGGCAATGCATTTACAATTGAAAGACTGATGCCTGTGCCATACAAGCTGAGTGTTACACTGGACATTTGGACATCAAATACCAATCAGAAATTGCAACTACTTGAACAAATTTTGACACTATTCAATCCTTCCTTAGAACTGCAAAGCACAGACAACTACATTGACTGGTCAAGTTTGAGTGTGATGTATTTGGATCAACTAAGCTGGAGTTCACGGACCATCCCAATGGGCACAGAAAATCCCATTGACATTGCCAGCCTCAAATTCTCCATGCCAATTTGGATTAGCTCACCAGCCAAGATCAAGAAGCTGGGTGTGGTAGAACGTATCATTGCCGGCATTTTTGACGCACAAGGCGATGCCGCTGATGCTATCACCAACAACGACTTGTTGCTGGGCACAAGACAAATGTTTACGCCATGGAACTACAAATTGGTTGTGATTGACAATCAAATTCAAGTTTTATACAACCCCACAATTGTGCCCAATGGCGGTTATGAAGATCTTGATCCTACTGCTATTGTGGCTAATTCACCACTACTATGGCCTGCGGTGATTTCGGCCTATGGTGTGTTACGTCCAGGTATCAGTCAAATTAGATTGAATCGTCCACCTATTGCAGCACCCGACACTGCCAATCCAATTATTGGCACTATCATTATCAATCCCGACGATGACCGACTGGTAATTTTTACGCCTGATGCAGACACTGCACCTCAAAACACTCTGGCACCCATTGATGCTATTATCAATCCACTTGTGAGTGGTCCTGGTACGGGATTGCCTACACCTGTTACTGGTGTGCGGTATTTGTTAACCGAAAGTACCGGCAACTGGGACAACACCGATAATCCCACTGCCTGGGACGGCACAAGTGGCCAACCGTTAATTGCTATGGCCAATGACATTATTGAATGGAACGGCACACGTTGGCGTGTGGTGTTTATAAGTGCAGACGAAACTGCCACTCAGTATGTTACAAACATAACTACTGGTACACAATATGAATGGACTGGCGAACAATGGATAAAAAGCTATCAAGGAGTCTACCCACCCGGAGCCTGGAGCTTAGTACTGTAAAGGCTGTGGGCGTTTGGTTTTTGTCCCGGAGTACAGGCCGTTACTTGTATTTGCTACGCAATGATTCCAAGCATCCAGAAACTTGGGGATTGCCTGGAGGCAAAGTTGAATCTGGCGAAACACTACTGGGTGGCATGGAAAGAGAATGTATTGAAGAACTGGGACATTTTCCAGAATATCACAGACTTGTGCCGTTAGAAAAGTTCACTTCAGCAGATGGTGTATTTGAATATCACACTTGGGTTTGTGTATTAGATCGTGAATTTGTGCCGGTGCTCAACGACGAACACATTGGACATGCATGGATTCAAGCTGGTGTATGGCCCAAGCCCATGCATCCTGGATTGTGGAACACTGTGAATATTGATGCTGTTCAGCAAAAACTGGCGTCTGTGGAACGCACAGAGTTGGCCAGTTTATAATCTACCAACCACAATCTCAATTGTACCAGACTCGCCGTTGAAGTTTTCAAGGGCTTTGCCAATCACAGTACCCATGGCAGGAGTGGCACATGCACATGCTCGACCTTGTCCGTCTGACACCATCATGTCGCCTTTTCTAATTGTGCCAGTTACTTTGGTTGGCACACGACCCGACAATGCCAATGCTACAACGTGAGTTGCTTCTAAGTGACTGTTCATTAAGTGAGCAGGATTAGTAGAAACAACACCAGCAACACGAACACTATTACTTTGAGTATTCAATGTGACTTCTTCATTGCCGCCAAAGTCCAGCACTGTGGCTGGTTCGTAATGCGCATCAGCTGCATAGTTTTCAGACAAGTCAGCGTATTTTGCAGTTGTTGCAGTTCCGCTATAAACACCTGAATTGTCAACCGATGCAACATCAGTTCCACCACGTCTAAATGTACAGACCAAGGTTGAATCACTGCCTGCGTTGACATACCATCGATTGCTGTGATACTCTAACTTGCCTTGACCCGCTGCGGCATCACCACTCCAAGCTGCGGTTGACGTCTGTCTAATACTGGTTGAATTAGTTGTTAGATTTATGTTGGCCTGTGTGCTGTTGCCGCTCACTGTCAAACTTGTCAAAGTACCCACAGAAGTGATATTGGACTGTGCGGCTGTGGTCACAGTACCAGCTGTGGTGGCAGTTGGCACAGTTCCTGTAACACTCACTGTGACTGCACCTGTTCCACCGCTAATTGCAATGTTGGTGCCAGCTACAATGCTGGTAACGCCGGTGTTGGTAATTGTGACACCTGTGCTGCCGTTGTAGCTGGTGCCGCCTAGTCCTGAACCAATAGTAAGTGTGCCTGTTGCGGTTGCTGTGACAGTACCTGATCCGCCCAAAGCAATTGAGGTGCCGTTTACTGTCAAGCTGGCATTGGCCAGTCTGGCTTGAGCCAATGTGCCTGAACTAATATTGTCAGCACTAATTGACGTAACGTTTGCACCTGATCCATTAAGTGTGCCAACAAAGTTGCCACTTGTGGTGTTACCTGTTACTGCCAAACTACCTAGCGTACCAACTGAGGTAATATTTGTTTGTGCCGCAGTGGTCAATGTACCCACAATGCTGGTACCTGATAGATTGCCACCAGAGATATTGCCTGTAACTGCTAAACTACCTAGCGTACCAACTGAG